CACATGATTACCGAAATGTGGATGGATGGTCCAAATGGTTATGGAAAAATGAAAATTTTACCAACACCGATGGGACAACTAGTGAAAACAATGCTTGAAAGCGGAGTTAAACTAGGTGTCTCATCAAGAGGTTCTGGTAACGTTAGTGAAAGCGGAAACGGAGAAGTTTCTGATTTTGAAATTATAACGGTAGACGTTGTTGCACAACCTAGTGCACCTGGCGCATACCCAACACCAATCTACGAGCATCTAATGAATGCACGTGGCGGAATGAAGGCTTACGAATTAGCACAGGCTACAAAACACGACACAAAGGCACAAAAATATCTAAAAGAATCACTGATTAACATAATCAGTCGACTCCAATAAAAGGAGAATAATATGTTGGATGCACTAAAAACACTTTTTGAAAATGACGTAGTTTCCGAAGAAGTGCGCCACGAAATCGAAGAAGCTTGGAACCAGAAGATTAAAGAAAATCGTCAAACGGTTACAGCAGAACTTCGCGAAGAGTTCGCTCAAAAGTATGAACATGACAAATCAACAATGGTAGAGGCTATTGACTCTATGGTTACTGAACGTCTTGCTTCAGAAATTGAAGAATTTGCCGATGATCGTAAACAACTTGCAGAAGCAAAAGCAAAGTATGCTGTTGCTATGCGCGAAAATGCAAATCTGTTAAGAGGATTTGTAGTTGAATCATTAGCTAAGGAAGTAAACGAACTTCACGAAGATCAGAAGAGTATGGCTAGCAAGTTTAGTATGCTCGAAGATTTTGTTGTCGAATCACTTGCAAAAGAAATTGCAGAGTTTAATGAAGATAAAAAAGACCTAGCCGAAACGAAAGTAAGATTAATTCGTGAAGCAAAAGGACACTTCAATGAGCTTAAAACAAAGTTTGTTGAAAAGAGTGCGGCAAAAGTAGCTTCTATTACTGACAAAGTTTTAAATAACGAAATTAGTCAGCTTAAAGAAGATATCGAAGCAGCACGTAAAAATGATTTTGGGCGTAAACTGTTTGAAGCATTTGCCGCTGAATACGGCAATAGCTATCTTAATGAAAAATCAGAGACTGCAAAGTTAATGAAAGTAATTAATATCAAAGACAAGCAGCTAACAGAAGCTAAGAAAGCGGTTGAAGAAAAGAAAATGTTAGCAGAAGCTAAACAAGCTGAAATCAAACGCATGACTAACGCAGCTCAAAGAAAAGAAGTCATAAATGAATTAACTGCTCCTCTAAACAGGGATCAAAAAGAAATTATGATAGATTTACTGGAATCGGTTCAAACTGACAAACTAAAAACACAGTTTGACAAGTATCTACCGGCGGTCATTGACGGTAAAACTCCAGAAAAGAAGGCGACACTGACAGAAGGCACATCACATACAGGCAATAGAGAAGAAATAAAAAGTCATGACAACGCAAGCATAGATAGCAACGTGGTTGATATCCGTAGACTTGCAGGATTAAAATAAGGAGAAACCAAATGTCAGAACTATTAGAAAGTCGCTGGCAGGACACCAAAACTGCACTTCTTGAAGGCCTACAAGGCACAAAGAAACAGGTAATGGCAAGCACTCTTGAAAATACTCGCAAGTATCTTTCAGAGACAGCCACTGCAGGTGCTACCTCAGCCGGTAATGTTGCAACTCTTAACAGAGTTATTTTACCAGTCATCAGACGTGTGATGCCAACTGTGATCGCAAACGAGATCGTTGGTGTTCAGCCTATGACAGGTCCAGTGGGTCAAATCCACACACTAAGAGTACGCTACTCAGATACAGTAGGCACAGGCGCAAGCGGTGCTGTAGCTGGTGAGGAAGCTCTTAGCCCATTCAAGATTGCTGAAGCATATTCAGGTAATGCTACATCAGGTAAAGCTGATGCAACTGCTGCACTTGAAGGTGCCGCTGGTAACAAAATGTCAATTCAGATCTTGAAACAAACTGTAGAAGCAAAAACCAGAAAGCTATCAGCTCGCTGGACTTTTGAATCTGCACAGGACGCACAGTCACAGCACGGTATCGACGTTGAAGCAGAAATTATGGCTGCTTTAGCACAAGAAATCACTGCTGAAATCGACCAAGAAATTCTTGGTTCACTTGCTACACTAGCAGGAACTGGTTCAGATACATTTGACCAGGCTGCTGTATCAGGTACAGCTACTTTTGTTGGCGACGAACATGCAGCACTTGCAGTTCTTGTTAACAGAGCAGCAAACAGAATTGCACAGAGAACACGTAGAGGCGCAGGTAACTGGGCTGTTGTATCTCCAGCAATCCTAACAGTGCTACAAAGTGCAACTACTTCTGCGTTTGCAAGAACAACTGAAGGTTCATTTGAAGCTCCAACAAACACAAAATTCGTTGGCACATTAAATAACGCAATGAAAATTTACGTTAATACATATGCTGCAGACGATGATGTACTTGTTGGTTACAAAGGCTCAAGCGAGTCAGATGCAGCGGCATTCTATTGCCCATACATCCCGCTAATGAGCTCAGGCGTTGTGCTTGACCCAACATCATTCGAGCCAGTCGTATCATTTATGACACGTTACGGATATGTTGAGTTATCAAACACAGCTTCATCGCTTGGTAACGCAGCTGACTACTTAGAAAAAGTAGAAGTAACAGCAGCAAACCTAAGCTTCAGCTAAG